GCAAGCGTTCTGTAACATCCATGCGGAAATATCCTATCATTCAACATGTTGAATCTGATAGCCAACATTCCACAAAATGGCTAAAAGAAGGCGGTACAACACGTATATGCAAA